CATAAGTTTCAATTAAACTTTGCACGGGTACCTAATGTGCAATACTTTTGCCAATCTGTAAGTGTTCCAGGTATATCAACAGGCGAAATACCTAGAAATAATCCATTTGTAGATTTGTATTCACCTGGAGAAAAATTAATTTATGATGTTATGAACGTGACCTTTTATGTTGATGAGGAACTTAAAGCATGGTTAGAAGTACATGATTGGCTTCGTGCTATGACTTTTCCTACTGAGTTTGAAGAATACCAAAATTTAAATAACTTAAACAATTTTACTCGGTATGCTAACTCAGATCGACCACAATTTTCAGAAGGCTCTTTAACACTCTTATCTTCTGCAAATACACCGTATTACAAATTTAAATTTATAGATTTATTTCCTGTTTCACTTTCTTCTTTCGTAGTAGCAACATCAGATAGTCCTGACACTATTATTACTGCCGATGCTACATTCAGATTTGCCTATTATAATGTTGAAAAACTATTTTAGATAGTGTATAATCTCCATACAAGGAGATTTTTTTATGGAAAAACTTGATGAATTATTGAGTATGTGGGCTAAAGATGCCAATATTGATCGTACTGAACCTGGCAAAGCACTCATAGATATTCCAAAATTACATAGTAAGTATTTAAATATACTGAGTAAGCATCGTATGCTTGCCAAAGAAGCTGAGTTCAAATATAATAAAATGAAAAAGCTTAAGTGGGAATATTATACAGGTAAATTAGATGATGATGAATTACAAAAACGTGGATGGGAACCATTTCCATATGTCATCAAAGCCGAGTTGTCTACATATATGGAAGCAGATGAAGATGTAAATAAATTTCTTGCATCTAAGTTGGTGCATGAAGAAATAGTTGATGTATGCCAAGCAATACTTAAAGAACTTAATAATCGTGCTTGGGAATTAAAATCATTTATTGATTGGGAAAAATTTATACAAGGTGTCTGATTTAATATTACATAAACTTGACGAAACGTTTATAAAATTTGAATGTGAAAAAAGTCTAGCTCAAGAATTATCAGACTACTTTACTTTTTTCGTTCCAGGTTATCAATTTGTTCCTGCCTATAAAAATAAATTATGGGATGGTAAAATACGTTTAGCAGATCTTAGATCGTTTACTATTTACCATGGTTTATCTCCTTATATTCAAAAATTTTGTAACGAAAGAAATTACTCTGTAGATATAGATTATAAAATTAATTCTACAGAAAACTTCTCTTTAGTTGAGGCAGTAGAATTTATTAAAACATTAAATTTACCGGCATCAATTGAAGTTCGTGATTATCAATTACAATCTTTTGTTCAATCGATACGCAACAAAAGAATATTGATTCTATCACCTACAGGTTCAGGTAAATCATTAATACTTTATCTCATATTGAGATACTTACAAAGTATCGATTATAAAAAAGGCTTATTAATTGTACCTACTACATCACTCGTAGAACAAATGTATTCAGATTTCATATCGTATGGTTATGATTCAGAAAAATATTGCCATCGACAATACTCTGGAAAAGAAAAACATTCAGACAGTTTGTTAACCATAACAACCTGGCAGTCTATATATAAGCTAGATGCTGATTATTTTGAACAGTTTGATTTTGCGATGGGTGATGAGTGCCATTTATTTAAAGCCAAATCACTCACCACAATCATGACTGGTTTAAAAGGTGCTTCATATCGTATTGGTTGTACAGGTACATTAGATGGTACACATACGCATCGATTGGTACTTGAAGGTCTATTCGGTACTGTATATCAAGCAACAACTACGAAACAGTTGATTGACAATAAACATCTGGCAGATTTTAAAATTAAATGTTTGATTTTAAAATACCCAGAACACCTCTGCAAAATGTCTAGACAATGGGATTACAATACAGAAAAAGAATTTATTGTAATGAACAAGGCGAGAAATGATTTTATAAAAAATCTAACACTTTCATTGGAAGGTAATACACTTGTTCTCTTTCAACTTGTCGAAAAACACGGAAAAGATTTATATTCTTCTATTAAAGATAAAGCTGGCCAGCGCAAAGTTTTCTTTGTATATGGTGGAACTGATGTTGAAATACGTGAGTCGGTTAGATCGATCACGGAGAAAGAAAATGATGCAATTATTGTTGCTAGTTATGGTACTTTCAGTACTGGTATCAATATACGTAACTTACATAACATCGTCTTTTCTTCGCCTTCCAAATCTAGGGTGAGAAACTTGCAATCAATTGGCCGAGGCCTTCGTATTGGTGATAACAAAACAGAAGCTACATTGTTTGATATTGCTGATGACTTTAGAATAGGCAAACATGTTAATTATACTCTTAAACATTTTATTGAAAGAGTCAAAATTTATGATGATGAGAAGTTCAATTACAAGTATTATAACATAGAGCTAAAAAATGCATGAAATTAAGTTAGTAAGATTACGAACTGGTGAAGATATATTATCAAATTATAAAGAAGATTCTGAAACAGAAATGGTTATGTTAAAAGATCCTATGACAGTAATGTTCAAAAGATTACCTACAGGACAAAGTATGTTGATGATTTCACCATGGTTACCAATAGAATTAATAGAAAATAACACGGCAACAATATACACGGATGATATACTTACGGTAGTAGAACCTAAACCAGTTTTAATTGAACACTATGTTAAAATGGTAAACAATCTAAACAAATATATCAATGAAGATAATGATATGTTAAAAAGTCATCTTGCTGATTTGGAAGAAGATATGGATGAATTAGAGGAAGAAGATATTGAAGAAGTACTAGAAGCTTTAAAAGAAAAGAAGAATAGTAATATACATTAATTTCAAACGGCACACCGAGAGTTTAACTCTTGTCAAGCCATAAGTCAAGCGAAAAAAAGGTAATAATGATATGAGTGCAAAATCCAACCATTACATAAACAATGCAGACTTTCTCCAGGCTCTTATTGAGTACCGAGAGCAATGTGATAAAGCCAAAAAGAAAAAGAAACCAGAACCACCTATACCAAACTATATTGGTGAATGCTTTCTAAAGATTGCAGATCATCTATCTCGAAAGCCAAACTTTATATCATATTCTTTCCGTGATGAAATGATTGCAGACGGCATTGAAAACTGCCTGATGTATTTTCGTAATTTTGACCCGGAAAAAAGTAAAAATCCATTTGCTTATTTTACTCAGATCATATATTATGCTTTTCTCAGAAGAATTATGAAAGAGAAAAAACAATTATATGTTAAGTACAAAGCCACCGAACAATTTGGTTTACTTGATGAAGGTGAACTATATGAAGATGAAAGTGGTAATGTAAGGCAATTTGAACTCTACGATAACATATCAGAGTTTATTCATAACTTTGAAGAAAACAAAAAGAAAAAGAAAATTAAATCTAAAGATACCGAACCTGAACTTAATATTGAAAATGAATTGAAATGAGAATAGTAATACTTGGTGATACACATTTTGGTATGAGAGGTGATTCATTAGAGTTTCACAACTATTACCAAAAGTTTTATGAGGATGTTTTCTTTCCTTACCTAAAAGAAAATAAAATTGACGTTGTCTACCAACTTGGTGACCTATTTGATCGGCGTAAGTTTATTAATTTTAATTCTCTCTATCTATGCCGTGAGTACTTCTTTGATAAGTTGGCTGAAGAAGGCATTCAATTTTATTCTTTACTTGGCAACCACGACATTTCATTTAAGAACACACTCAAGGTAAACTCATCCACATTACTGTTGAACGAATACAATAATATCTGTATTCACGATAAACCATACAAAGAAAATTTTGAGGGTGTAGAAGTTGATGTGATACCTTGGATCTGTGCAGAGAATGAAGATGAAATTATGGAGTTTATGAAGAATAGTAAGGCACAGATTTGTTTTGGTCATTTTGAAATTGACGGCTTTGAAATGGATCGTGGCAATATTGCTCATGGTGGTATTGACAGGAATGTATTTTCACAGTATGATGTTGTATTGTCTGGCCATTTTCACCATAAATCTTCTGATGGTAACATTCATTATGTTGGAACGCCAGGCGAAATTACATGGGCTGATTACAATGATCCAAGGGGGTTTCATGTATTTGACACAGACACACGACAGTTAGAATTTATACAAAACCCCTATCGTATGTTTCATAAACTTAATTATGATGATGGTGAACAAGATTTTGAATTTTGGAAAACATATGATTTCAATCAATACAAAGAGTGTATGGTGAAAGTTGTAGTATTAAACAAACAGAATCCATACCTCTTTGATCATGTCGTTGATAACCTTTATAAAGCTGGTGCAAACGACATAAGTATTGTTGAAGATTTCAATGACCTTTCTGACATAGATGACCAAGAAATCATCGATCAAGCAGAGGATACAATGACAATACTTTCAAAGTACATTGATAACTTGACACTTGATGTTGAACCTGATAAACTAAAAAACCTTATGAAAGAGGTTTACATTGAGGCATTAAATACTGAAACTACAGAATGATTTTATTTCGTAATCTTCGTTGGAAAAACTTATTAAGTACAGGTAATTACTTTACTGAAATTAAACTAAACAATCAGAACAATACTTTGGTTGTTGGTGATAATGGTTCCGGCAAATCAACCATGCTTGATGCTTTGTGTTTCGCTTTGTTTGGTAAAGCATTTCGCAACATTAATAAACCAAACCTTGTAAACAGTATCAACAATAAAGATTGCGTGGTTGAAGTTGAGTTTGATACAAATAACAAGTCATATAAGATTGTTCGTGGCATTAAACCAAACATCTTTGAAATTTATTGCAACGGTGACTTAGTTGATCAGGCCGCCGCATCGAAAGACTATCAAGAATATCTAGAACGGTTTATTTTAAAACTGAACTACAAATCTTTTACACAGATTGTAATTCTTGGTAGTGCATCGTTTACTCCATTCATGCAGTTATCAGCTTCAGATCGCCGTGCTATCATTGAAGATCTACTTGACATTCAAATCTTTTCTACAATGAATGGCATCGTTAAAGATCGTATAACAATTAACAAAGATACTATAACAACCAAGAAACACGAAATTGATTTGATGCAACAGAAGTATGATATGCAAAAGAAACATATCGAACAACTCAAGCAAAATAATGAAGAAAAGGTAAAAGAATATGTTAATGAAATTCAATGCCATAGCAATACCGTATCCACCTTACTCACGAATGTTGCGACCCTTACCACCGAGACAGAAGAACTCCAACTGGTTGTTGCGAGTAAAATTGATGCAGAGGCTAAGGTCAAGAAGATTACAAAACTTGAATCACAAATTGAAAGCAACTTATCCAAATTTCAGAAGGATATCAGTTTCTTTCAATCACATGATGATTGTCCAACGTGTAGGCAAGCCATTGCCAATTCTTTTAAGACGCAAGAGCTTAAAACCCTCGATAACAAAGTTGCAGAATGTAAACAAGGACTCAATCAGTTAGAAGAAAAGTTAAACGCTGAACAAACTAAACTGAATGATATAAATGAAAAGCAAAAGATTATAAATCAGAAACAGGTTCAAATTGCAACTCACAATGCTACAATCACAGAAACAAATAAACTAATTGCTCGATTGCAGAAACTTACAAATGAGCTGCAAGAATCTAAAGTAATATCAGACTCAGAAGAACAACAGCTGAAAGAACTAAAAGACTCTTTGAATACGCTGCAACTAAACTTAAAATCATTAATTGAAGAACGGACATATTATGAGGTCGCCTCTAATTTATTAAAAGATACTGGCATCAAAACTAAGATTGTTCGTCAGTATTTACCAAT